TGAGCGACCTCATCGACGGGCGCATCACGCCGTCAGTCGGGAACGCCGTCTGTAACGCCGGCGGCAAGCTCCTGAAGATTGTCGAAATGCAGCAGCGGTGGGGTACGCAGAAAACCGACGGTGGCCCGCGCGATCTCACGTTGACGGTTGGCGTCGAGAAGAAGTAGCACGCGATGGGCGGGAAGGGTAGCGGCGGCGCGCGGGTTGGCTCGGGCCCGCCGAGGAAAGCCGGACGACCTCGATACCTCAACGGAAGGATCATGCCCGTCAAGGCGACGAGTCGGTGCGCCTGCGGGAACCTAAAGAGTGAGAGAGGAGTGGTGTGTCGTGCCTGCTACGACGTGCGGCGAGCGAAGAAGCCACTGCTCTGCGCTTGTGGTGCTCCACGTCGCTCGTTCTATGCGAAGCAGTGTCGCGCGTGCTGGGTGGTGCTTGCGGCTGACCAACGACGACGCCGCATCTGTGAAGGGTGCGGTGTCTCATTCCTGGCGAAGAAGGACAGCGGTTCCGGCCAGCGGAAGTATCGGCGCTTCCATTCTTCAGAATGCAGGCACGCGCACGCCGCCGCTCAGAAGCGCGCGAGAGCGGTAGTCGTGGCGGAACAGTGGAAGCAGCGCCCTTGTCTCCACTGTGAGCGTCCAATGGGTGTCGTTGGGTGCCAACGTGTCCATGTATCCTGCCGGCCCGCTTGGTTGCAGGCGGCCAAGCTAGCAGCTCAGGGAGCACGTCTAGCGACCTATGTGTCTCGGGCGACGCGTGAGCAGAGGACGTGTCTCTGGTGTCAGCGTCCGTTCATCACGAAGACGAAAGCTTCGTTCATCTGTGAGAACAAGCGGTGTCGACGACGATGGCAGCGGGTTCAGACGAAGCACGGACTGTCGAACCGAACCGATCCGAGCCTGATTCAAGCGTATCGATTGCTCGGCGATGCGTACTTTGCTTTGCAGTGTAAACATCAAGGGGCCGGGGGGTTAGCTCAACAATCAGATCGAATGACCGTCGAAACCATTCCAGCCCTTCCTTCTCGCGGGCGCATATTCCAATCATTCTGACCTAGGACAAGGGAAACACGTTGGATTCAGACGAGATCGGAATCAAAGGCGATGGGCGGTAAGGGGAGCGGCGGGATGCGGGTCGGGGCCGGACGGCCGGCGAAGACGCAGGCGGCCAAGGTGTTAGCTGGGACCGCCCTGCCGCCCCGAGACGCGACGCCGGCCGCGCCCGAGCCGATCGCGGTCGTGCCGCCGCCGGCCGATCTGACGGACGCGCAACGGCTCCTGTGGGACCAGCTCGCGCCCTATGCCCTGGAGGCCCGGACGTTGACGGCGGCGACCGTGCTGGCCTTCTGTGACCTCCTGGAGGCCATTGTGGTGAAGCGTACGATGCAGGCGCGGATCGATAAAGAGGGCCAGGTACTGAATATGGTCTCGGGGAAGAAAGCGCATCCGCTGCTCGGGCACCATCGCGGGATGATGCAGCGCGTCGAGGTGGGGCTGGCGCGGTTCAAGCTGGCGCCGATCGGCAAGGAGCTCACGGAGGGGCCGGCGCCGGTGGATCCGTTCTCGGAATTCGAGGAGGCGCATAGTGGGCGAGCGCCGTCCTGAAGACGTACGACGAAGATTTGGCGCGCGGGGACAGTCAGCATCCTGCCGACCGTTAGCCCTACCGCAACCACCGACTGCGCGAGCAGTCAACACCGACGGAGAGAACGACGATGAATATCGCGCAAGTTGCACAGGTCGTCCACGAAGCCAACCGCGCCTATTGTCAGACGCTCGGTGACGAGTCACAGGTGTCGTGGGACGAAGCTCCGGCATGGCAGCGGGAGAGCGCCGCGAACGGCGTCGAGGGCATCCTGACCGGGAAGATCACGAAGCCGGAGCAGTCGCATGAAAGCTGGCTGGCCGAGAAGGAACGTACCGGCTGGAAGTTCGGGCCGGTCAAGGACGCCGATAAGAAAGAGCATCCCTGCTTCGTGCCCTATGCGGAACTGCCGCCCGAACAGCAGGTCAAGGATGCGATCTTTTTCGCCATCGTTCGCGCGTGTTCGAAGGCGGTCGATAGCTACGGCGTTCCGGCGTAGACGGTCGAACCACATCGGGCGGTCGGTGCGGTAGGGCTATGGGTCGTACCTGCACTGACCGTCCACGCGCGTGAAAGGAATTTCTCTGTGGAGTGTTCCCATGTTCGGCCGCCGTCCTGACCACGCCGTCGATACGTACGCGCGCGACGTGGTCGCGGGCCGGGTGCCGGCCGGGACGTATCACCGGCTCGCGTGCGTGCGGCATCTGCGTGATCGGTCGCGCGAAGGGACGGCGGCGTTTCCGTACCGCTTCGACGCGGCGGCGGCCGATCGGTTCTTCCGGTTCGCCGGGTTGTTGCGTCACTACAAGGGCGAATGGGCGGGCCAGCCGATCGCGCTCGAGCCGTGGCAGCAGTTCATCACCGGGAGTCTGTTCGGCTGGGTGCATGTTGAGACGGGGCGGCGGCGCTTCCGCACGGTGTTCGTCCAGGTGCCGCGCAAAAACGGGAAGACGCTGCTCGCGGCGATCGTCCTGCTCTACCTGACGTTTTTCGACGGCGAACCGGGCGCCGAGGGCTACGCCGTCGCGACGAAGCGCGATCAATCGAAGATCGTCTTTCACGATTGCAAAAAGCTCGTGCAGTCGAGCGGCCTCAAGGATCGGATCAAGGTGCTCGTCGCCAATCTCCACCGGGACGACACGGCGTCGAAGCTCGAGCCGCTCGGCGCCGACCACGACTCGACCGATGGCTTGAACCCCAACGTCGTCGTCGGCGATGAAATTCACGCGATGAAGGATCGCGGCATGCTCGACGTGATGGAGACCGCGACGGGCGCGCGGCAGCAGCCGGTGATCTACCTGATCACCACCTTCGGCGATGACCCGGTCTCGCCCTGGGGGGATCAGCACGACTACGCGTGCAAGATTCTCGACCAGGTGCTGGTCGACGAGTCGTTCTTCACGTTCACGGCGCACGCGGATCTCGCCGACGACTGGACGCTGCCGGCGACGGCGCGCAAGGCGAACCCGAACTACGGCATCAGCGTCAACCCGGACGACCTCGCCGCGAAGGTGCTCAAGGCGCAGGGCATCCCGGCCGCGGCGGCGACCTACAAGCAGAAGCATCTGAACCTGCTCGTCAACGCGACGGCACCCTGCTTGTCGGTCGACGGCTGGCGCAAGGGGCAAACGACGTGGGACGTCGCCGACCTGAAAGGCGAGACCTGTTACGTCGGGGTCGACCTGGCGTCGAAGCTGGATCTGTGCGCGCTCTCGTTCGTGTTTCCGCCCACTGCCGATCGGGTGTCGTGGCGGTTGCTGCAATACATCTGGACGCCGGAGGAGACGTTGAAGGATCGCGCGCACCGGGACCGCGCGCCGTACGACGTCTGGCGCGACCAGGGCTGGCTGCGGACGACGCCGGGGACCGAGATCGACCACCACGTGATCCGCGAGGTCCTGACGCAGCATCGCGCGGACTTTCAGATCGCGCAAATCGGCTTCGACCCGTGGCACGCGCACGATGTGATCGCGCAGCTCCAGGCGGTCGACGGGTTCACCGAGACGCAGGTGCTCGAGGTGCGGCAGACCTATCAGTTTCTCAGCGAAGCCGAGACGACGTTTCAGGCCGCGGTGTTGGCCGGCCACGTCGACGCGCGCGGCTGTCCGGTCACGGCGTGGGCGGCGAGCAACGTCGTGAGTCAGGAAGACGGTAAGGGTAATATTCAATTCTCGAAAAAGAAGAGCCGGAGTCGCATCGATCCGATCAAGGCGGCGACGACGGGAATGAGTCTCGCGCTGCGGGCGAAACCGGCGGCGCCGAACTATCAACTGCTGGTACTGGGTGGGGCAAAAGCATGAACGAAGAATTCGTACCCGGCGGCCGGGCGATCTCTCAATCCGACACAGCCAAGACGTATCGCTGCCCGGTCTGTCAGCGGCCGATCTTCAGCCAGTATGAAGGCGACGATGACCCCGTCGTGGTTTGTGAAGGGAACGGTGATCATCGGTTGCAGTGGAGAGGTAACGCATGAACCAACTCGAGCAAGACTGGAAAACCTATCGCCTCAGCGTGGTCCCCCTCGATGCGTCGAGCTATCAGGTGATCGAAAGTCGCCGCGCGTACTTCGCCGGCGCCGGGGCAGTCGTGCGGCTGCTGCAGGCGTTGCACATCACCGACTCCCCGGCGCTCGATCGCGAGCTCGACCTCCTACGGCGCGACGTCGAGCAGTTCCGCGCGGACGTCACCGCGGGCCGCGCATGAACCTCACCGCCGCGCGCGCCACGCCGGGCTGGATGCACGACGACGAGCTCGCCTGGCTCGCCACGCAGGCGCGCGACGCGCGGACCATCCTCGAAGTCGGCTGCTGGCAGGGCCGGTCGACGCTCGCGCTGGCGGACAACACCGTCGGGCGGGTGTTCGCGGTCGACCACTGGTGCGGCACGCCGGACGATCCGCACCTGGCCGAGGTCGCGGCGCTCGGCGGCCCGGAGGGGCTCTACGCGGCGTTTGTCGCGCGCATGGGGTCCAGGATCCAGGAGGGCCGGGTTGTCATCGTACGGCTGGCGGCGGACGTCGCGGCGGCGACGTTCGGGCCGGCGTCGATGGACCTGGTCTTCCTGGACGGCGATCACCGCGTCGACGGCGTGCGCGAGAACCTCGCGGCGTATCGGCCGCTGGTGAAGCCGGGCGGGATCCTCTGCGGCCACGACTATCACATCCGGGAGCACTGGGGCGTGACCGAGGCGGTCGACGCGGTGTTCCCGCAGGTGCAGCGGCACCGATCGATCTGGTGGGTACGGCTGTGAGCGATCCCAAGCGGCCCGGCCGGCCGCCGCTCGCCGCCGACGATCCGAGCGTGGACGTCCACGTGCGGATGCCGGGCAAGCAGTACGACGCCGCGTGGGCGCAGGCCCAGCAGGATCGATTGACGGTGCCGGAGTGGATCCGCCGCGTGCTCCGGAACGCCGTCGACGAGAAGCGCAACCTAAAATAGGCGCTGAGCCCTTGACGCCGCAGACTCATCGGCGTGAAGCGCGCGTACGCTCTCCTGACCGTCAAGGCCGTCGACGCCGAGCAGCGGATCATCACGGGCATCGCCACGTCCGCGACGGCCGACCTGATGGACGACGTCGTCGAGCCGGCGGGCGCGCAGTTCCAGTTGCCGATCCCACTCCTCTGGCAGCACGACAGCCGGCAGCCGATCGGGGAAGTCTTCGCCGCGCGCGTCACCGACGCCGGCATCGAGATCAAAGCCAAGCTCGCGAAGACGGACGAACCCGGGCCGCTCAAGACGCGCCTCGACGACGCGTGGCAGTCGATCAAGATCGGCCTGGTCAAAGGCCTGAGCATCGGCTTTAAGTCGCTCGAGGAGAGCTACGACAAGACGAGCGGCGGCTATCACTTCCTCAAGTGGCTGTGGCTCGAGCTGTCCGCGGTGACCATTCCCGCGAACACCGACGCCAGCATCGTCTCGATCAAGGCCGCGTCCGGCCTTCATCTGCCCGGCGCCTCGGGCTCCTCGCGCGTCGTGTCGACGCGCCGGACAGGTTCCATGAAGAAAAGCTACGCGGACATGATTGCGGACTGCCTCGCCTCGCGGAAGGAAAAGACCGATCGGATCGATGCGCTCCTGAGCGAATCCGGCGAGGCCGGCGTGACGCTCGACGCCGCCGAGGAAGAGGAGCACGACACGCTGGCCCAGGACGTCGCCACGATCGATAAACAGCTCGTGCGCTACCGAGCCGCGGAAGCCCGCGAGAAGGAATCGCTGCAGACGGTCGGCGGCCGCCAGGTGGCCCCGTCTTCCGAGGGCGGCCTTCAGGTGCGACCGAATGCCTCGATCAGCGTCACGGACCCGATGACGAAACTCGGCAAGGGCATCATGTTCGCCCGCTACGCGATGTGCATGGGCATGTCGCGCGGCAACCCGTGGGAAGCCAAGCAGCTCGCCAAAGAGAACTACGGCGACGGGACAGCGCCGATGCTCGAGAAGCTGATCGACCTCCAGACGAAGGGGGCCGTCGGCGGCGCCAACACGCAGACCTCCGGGTGGGCCTCGGAACTCGTCCCGTACACGATCATGGACGACTTCATCGAGTTCCTGCGGCCCGGCACGATCGTCGGCAAGTTCGGGATGAACGGCATTCCTCCGCTGCGGCGCGTGCCGTTCAACACGCGCGTGTCGGGCTTCTCGGCGGGGCTCACGGCGAACTGGGTGGGGGAGGGGCTCCCGATCCTGCTCAGCAAGGCGACCAGCTTCACCACCTCGCTGACCTGGGCCAAGGTGGCGGCCCTGGCGGTGCTGACGAAAGAGGAGATCCGGTTCTCCAATCCGAGCGCCGAAGCGAAGGTCCGCGACGAGATCGCGCGCTGCATGATCGCGAAGCTCGACAAGGACTTCATCGACCCGTCGAAGGCGGCCTCCGCCAACGTCTCGCCGGCCTCGGTCACCTGGAACACGACGCCCATCCTGACGACCGGCGTCACCGCGGCGACGCTGCGGACGGACCTGGCGACCCTGATCGCCACGTTCGCGACGGCCAATCTGTCGCCGGAAGACATCGTCCTGATCATGAACACGGTCGACGCGCTGAACATCTCGCTGATGATCACGTCGCTCGGCAATCCCGTGTTCCCGGGGCTGACGATGGCCGGCGGCAACCTGCTCGGCTTCCCGGTGATCACGACGACGGCGCTCACGTCCATCGGGTCGCCGGTCAGCAACATCATCGTCGCGGTGAAGGCGGGCGAGGTGTACCTGGCGGACGACGGCGTCGTCACGGTGGACGCCAGCGATCAGGCGTCGGTCGAGATGGTCGACTCCTCGTCGCAGACCGGCATCGTCGGCACGGGCGCCTCGCTGGTGTCCTTCTGGCAGGACGGGCTCGTCGGGCTGAAGGCGACCCGCGAGATCACGTGGAAGATCCGGCGCACCGGCGCCGCGCGCTACATCTACAACTCGGCGTACAAGGCGTAACCGGCTAGAACCGCGAGGGAGGCTGCCGGACATCGGCCGCGTCAGGCCGGGCGCCTCCCCGCCCCGTCCCTGCGTTGAGGGAACTGCATGCCGCTCGACAATTTCACGACCCGCAAGTTTCGCGCGCTGAAGGAATGCCCGCAGGGGCAACAGCCCGGCGAGGTGTTCGAAGCGACCGAGGACGCGGGTGCCGTGCTCGTGTCGGTGGGCGCGGCGGAACGCGTCGCCGACGACCCGCCCGCGACCGACAAGTCGCACTACAAACGCCGCGACCTGGTCGCTGAGAAGCGATG